GGCACGACGTGAAGCTTCTCAAGAAGGCGAAAAGGATTTCGCAAAAAAGCTTCAAGCAAGCCAACGTATCCTTTACTGGATCATTGACAGAAATGATGAAGATGAAGGCCCCTTGCTTTGGGCAGCCCCCTTTACCTTTGATAAATCCTTGTCGAATCTTTGTATTGATGAAGATACAAAGGAAGTAATTTTCATTGACGACCCACAAAAAGGGCGTGACGTCCGTTTCTATAAGGAAGGTAGTGGGCTTAAAACAACATACGACTCAAGCAAGATGAAGGTGCTTGGGCCATCTTCAATTCATGAAGACGAGGGCATTGAAGAAGAGTGGCTAGAGTACATCACTGAAAATCCACTTCCTTCAGTGCTAAACTTCTATGAATATGACCATATCAAAGCCAGTTTTGATGGCCAGATTGGAAGTTTCAACGATGATGAAGATGAGAATTCAAGACCGAACCGTAAAAAGCCCGGTAATGAAAAAGCTGAAAAAGAGGATGAAAGGCCCGTACGAAGCGCTCGTAAACCGCTACCATCTAGTGATGAAGAGGATGAAGAGCCTGCGCCACCGCGCCGTAATGCGAGGAGCATCGAAGATTATCCCGAAGAAAAACCTGTCCGCAGGCGTACTGTTACGGTTGAACCATCAGATGATGATGAAACGCCGCCTCCGAGCCGCAGCCGCAACCACAGGTCTTCGAATGTGGAAGTTGACGAAGACAGCCCGGTACGGCCAACAAAACGTCCACGTGCTGTAGTAGATGAGATGGATGATGAAGACCCCCCTTCGACCCGCCGTACCGCAAGATCACGCGGTGAAGCTGAAGATGAGGGTGGTGGCGGCAGCCTTCGTGATCGTTTAGCTGCGAGGCGTCGCAGTCGTAGCTCAGACGACGATTGAACGCCGCAAGCTTGCATTGATACAGAGGGCGGGAAAAGATCCAATAATTTTGGATACCCGCCCCCTGAGCGTAATAATGAATGACTGTATCCCATATGATAGATGGGAGAAGGAGAAAGTAGTAATTAATCGTGCAGGGTACCCCTCATGGTTTGAGCTATTGAAAGCAAGAGCTGATGCCAAGAATTGAAAAACCAGTACAATCTCCACAATACAAATTAGCATTAGATATCTTCAATGATTTTAGGAATCACTACATAAAATTGGCAACGGAATCAAAAAACGACTCAATCATACATACTAGAATGTGTGTAGTTGCCCTAAGTCAATTAGCGGCCATGTTGGCTATAGATGTTGGAATGACTCCAGATCAATTTCTAAATGTTAGCCGTTTAAATTTTGATGAAGCTTATAAAGCTGCTCCTAAATTTGGGTGAAAAATGGAAAGCAATTTCAAAGCAAGTCTTTTAGCCCTTCTTAAATCTGAAGGGGGCAATGATGATGATAAAGATGATCATGGTGGCCGTACATCACGTGGTGTCACTCAAAGGGAGTATAATGCATGGCGCATTGAAAAAGGATTGGCGCCTAGGGATGTATGGACGGCATCTTCAGATGAGATAGAAGAAATTTATCACAGTGAATATTGGTTACCTTGGTGCCCTCTAATGCCAGTGGGCCTTGACTATCTCTATTTTGAGATGGCTGTTAATGCTGGCCCACCTAGAGCTACAATATTGCTGCAACGTGCCCTCGGGGTAGTTGATGATGGCAGAATTGGCCCAATTACGAGACAGACGATTGTTAATTACCCAAATAAAGTAGAATTGGTAAATAAGTATTCTGAAATTAAAACAGCATTCTATAAAAGCCTCCACCAACCTAAATACCTCAGGGGATGGTTGAATAGAGTCAGTGCAGTCAAACTGACTGCCTTAGCTATGTTGAAGGCTGCATAATGGCTAAGAGAGCAAGAGCAATTGTTGAAAAGCCAAAAAATTCATATTTCACTTCTGAGAAAGAAAACATTCAATTTGTAAGTACCGGTTGCACAATATTAGATTGTGCCCTTGGTGGCGGCCTTGCTATAGGCAGAACAGCTAATGTTGTGGGGGATAAAAGCACTGCCAAAACAGGCACAGCAACAGAAGTGATGATAAATTTCTCAATTAAATTTCCAAAAGGTGGGATTGCTTATCGGGAAACAGAAGCAGCATGGGATGATAGCTATGCTGAAGCAATGGGGCTGCCAATTGATAGGATAGATTTTGGTGATAAAGAAAACCCTATTGTAACAGTAGAAGACTTCTATGATGACTTCGTAGCTTTTTGTGATCAACAGAAAAAAGCCAAAGAACCTGGGTTGTATGTGTTGGACTCCTTTGATGCCCTTTCAGATGAAGCTGAAATGGACCGTGAAATTGATAAAGCATCTTTTGGAGCCGCTAAAGCTAAAAAAATGAGCGAGATGTTTCGTAAGATAACTCGCAAACAAGAACAAGCCAATGTTCTACTCTTTATAGTATCCCAAGTTAGGGATAACATTGGTGCTATGTTTGGTGAGAAGCATAAACGTAGTGGTGGCAAGGCACTAGACTTCTACGCCAGTCAGGTCTTCTGGCTTGCTCATATTAAAATTCTTAAACGCACCATCAATAAGATTGAACGCCCTTATGGGATTGAAATAAAAGCCAAGGTTAAAAAGAACAAGGTAGGAATGCCTTTTAGAGAGGCTGATTTTACTTTTGAATTTGCATTTGGAATTAATGATTTATTGGCAAGCCTAACTTGGTTAGATGAAGTAAATAGACTTGAAGATTTTGGTTTAAAGAAAAGTGAACTTAAGGATTACATAAAGTCTATCCCTGAATTGTCTGATGAACAGTATCAAACTGATAGAGCAGAAGCAGCAAGAGTGGTTAAAAAGGTGTGGGCTGAGGTAGAGGAGACGTTTCTGCCTAAGAGGAGAAAATACGGATGATAAGGGATCTTGAGCCAGACGATGTTAAAGTTTGTACTGAAATTGTCCGCCTGAATTGGGGCGACAATGAGGCACGCAGATTTGAGCGTCAGATTAAAGCCGCATTTTCAGCTGCAGATAATTCCCCCCACTACTACGTGTGTGAACTTGACAGAAATATAATTGGTTTTGCAGGGATGATGCCTTCATACATCATGTATGACATTTGGGATTTTATCTGGATAAACATTCATCCTGAATTTCAAAAGCAGCACATTGGAAGTCAACTTACTTGGTTTAGGATACATGAAGCGCAACGGCTTGGTGCGTCAGCTATTCATTTAATGACACAACACACTACCTATTTCCAAAGATTTGGATTTAAACCTGTGCATACCTATTCTGGTGCGGGCTGGAAGTTTATGGTGCGACAATTGCGAGCAGTTCAACTATGAAAACCCCTTTTGTGTTGGCTAGTACCCATTACGGACCGATGATTGTAAACAGATTAGACACAGGGGTTTCGTGGCAACTATTTGAAACTGGAGGGCATGAATCTGAGGTAGTAAGTTTTGGTTTAGATGTTAGTGCACAATGTAGGGACATATACGGGGTTGGTGTCCAAATAATAGATGTAGGGGCTAATATTGGGACATGCACCATTCCGTGGGCTAGATATTGCAGGGATTGGGGCAAGGTCACCGCTTTTGAGCCACAAGAGCCCCTGTACTACGCTTTGTGTGGTAATATTGCCCTAAATAACCTCTTCAACGTCAGAGCTGTTCGTGGGGTTGTTACTGAAGTTGGAATTCCAAATACTCTTATTCCTAAAATCAATTATGAGGTTGAGAGTAACTTTGGTGGTATAGCAATGAAAAGCGGGCTTCTTAAACACAGCCCTGGTCAAGATCTATCCTATGACAATGATTTGAAAATAACCCCATCTTATGCAATAGATTCATTATATCCCACAAGGCTGGACGTACTTAAAATTGATGTTGAAGGAATGGAGATTGATGTACTGAAAGGCGCAATTACTACAATACGAAAACATCATCCTGTTCTTATCACTGAATGGATTCATTGCGGAACAGAAGTAATTACTCAATTTCTTGAAGGTTATGAACACTTTACCCTTGAAGGAAATATAGTAAGCGTTCACAAAGATGAACAAACAATATTAAAATTTGTTCAGTCCAAAATGGGATTTAAGCAGGGGTAGATAACACCATGGAGATTATTGTAGCTGTCGTTATCTCAGTTGTTATCATCGCAGGTATATGTGCAGTGTTGAACTGGAATTAAGGCTGTTGTCACCGCCCACTAACATTTATAGGTAGACAAGTGCATTGGATGATCTTTGTAATAATATTTATCATTTGGTGGATTGCAACTCACCAGTGAGGGGACACTATGGATGCCTACCAACGGCACTTTCCGCACCAGAAACGAAGCTGGTTTTATCGGAAGTGGTTCCTGCTGCGCTACGATGCAGGAATGATTATAAGTTATCTCCGGACTCTCTGGTATGGTTGGCGACCGCGATGACAGAACGAAAGAAACTGGTTGCTGCAGTGATTGAACGCGGAGACATTGTCAAACTACTCTACCTTGCCGAAGGCCCGAGCCTTTGTAGTTGTATGGGACCCCGCAATGGTGAACCTCTTTGCAGATGCCGGATGAACTCAAAAGAAGTCCGCGACGCCATTTCATATTTCGCGCTCAAGCGCGGTAAAATAATCAGATTACGCAAACGATAAGAACGCAAATGATTATCTCCACCGGCGTCCTTTCTGAGGTTCTCTAATGAAAGCTGGGGGCTCAAAAGCAAAGGGGGCACAATTCGAACGTGACATCTGTGTCATATTATCAAAATGGATAACTAATGGTTCTAGAGAAGATGTATTCTGGAGAAGCGCTATGTCAGGTGGGCGCGCTACAGTCGGGTACAAAAGTGGCAAAAAGTTATCCTCCCAAGCAGGGGATATATCTTGTATCCAACCTATTGGGCACAGATTTATTCAGGAATTTGTCCCAGAGTGCAAATTCTACGCAAACTTGGACTATCAGGGTTTGCTCACAGGACGAGGCAAACTTCTCCAATTCTGGAATGTATTAAATGAGCAATCCAGACGTTATAAGAAACACCCTTTTTTAATATGTCGTCAAAACCGCATGCATTCATATGTGTGTCTTGATAAAGCCGGTTTGCGCACATTGGGCCTCCGTGATTTGCATGTCAGTTTAATTAGTATTGTTTATGACATGTACCTCATGGAGGTTTCAGCGTTCGTAAAAATGTGCAAACCTTTTGTGTGAGGGTAGATGTGCGCAAACTCCCTCACAAACTACTAAACTGCGCATTCGGAGAAGCGTAAATGTCATTTATGTCAGCATTGAAGCAAGCCCTTACCAGTGGGGCTAAGGAACTGAATAAGGAGTATGGAAAGACTGAAGACTTTCTGAGGGGGGTCTGTGCCTCATGTGCCCTGATTGCATATGCGGATGGTACCCTTGAAGATTCTGAAAAGAAAAAAGCAATGGACGTACTGACTGGCCATACCCAGCTGTCGTCACTCTACCAACGCAATCAAATTGAAAACGCACTCAATACTGCCCTTAGCCACGCACAAACTGCTTCTGGCAAGCAAGAGCTTGCGCGGCAGCTTGATGCAGTGTTGGCACTCCCAAATGGCCCACAAATGGCTGAGGACGTCTATCTGGTTGCCGTTGACGTTGCTTCTTCAAATTCACACCACTCAGTTGGTGAGGATGAGCAACGTGTCCTTGACAAGCTGGCTGCCCGTCTTCATGTCGACCCCACTAAGTTTGAGTTCTAATCCTCATATCCAGATATGAGGCTAGGGGGCAGGTAAGAGCGCCGCAGTGGCAACCTGCCCCCGACTTAGGAGGAGTCATGTTTGATTTTTGGTTCTCCATTGGCAAAGTCATTTGGATTGATGCTTTGCTGTCAGGGGACAATGCACTTGTCATTGCCATGGCTTGCCGCAATTTGCCAGCAAGGCAACGTACCTTAGGCATGATCTTTGGTGCCTTGGCAGCAGTCTTGATGCGTGTGGCTTGCACTGGCATCGTTTCCCAGCTACTTGAAATTCCTTATCTAAAACTAATCGGGGCCATTGCACTTGTCTATGTAGCAGTAAAGATGTGCTTACCTGATAGTGAGGGAGAAGAGTTAGTTAAATCCTCAGATAAACTTTTCCGTGCAATACTCATAGTCATGACAGCAGATATTGTCATGAGTGTGGATAATATGATTGCTGTAGCCGCTGTTGCCAACGGCAATTTTGTAATCCTTGCAATTGGTTTGCTAGTCAGCATCCCTATGATTGTGGCTGGAGCAGCTATTATCACAGCTATCCTAAATAGGTATGGAATCTTAATTTGGGCTGGGGCAGCATTGCTAGGCTGGATAGCTGGTGAGCTATTTGTATCTGACATAGCTCTTACCCCCTATCATGCAAAAGAATTATTTGTTTCAGTTGCTGGAGGCATAGGAAGCCTGATTGTAGTAACACTAGCGGTATGGAAAAAGGAATCATAAAGTGAGAAAGACAGTATTCTTTATTGCACAAACATTCCTATCAGGTTGGATGACAATGGTACTGGTAATGTTCTTCCCCAGTTGCCCCTCTTGTCATGGCGGCGAAATGACAATGGGGCAGTTTATTGGCACTTTATTTGTGCTGTTCTTTTCAGTGACTACAATGATTGGGTGTGTAGCAACAGCAATTAATTTTTATCAAGAAATTCTTAACAAGGAGGGGGGGATATGAATGTAGATACAATAATCTTTATTCTAATGTTTTTAATGTTTGTCGCAGCAATGTTCTGGAGTTCCCGGTAATAAAGGACTAACAATGAAACATAAATTCTGGGAATACCCATCGTCATATACAGTCCTTGTAATTTGGGGAGTATCTGGATTTGGATATCAACCATCCTTCTCTACCCTCATACTTCACTTTGTGCTCATGCCGTGCATCTTACTTGGTGCCCTTTATGTAGCACATTGGGAAGGTAGAAAAGAAGGTAGGGAAGAAGGTAAACCCCATTAATGTGGATTCTGATTGGTGATTTGCATCTCACTGATCAAGCCCGTGATGCCTACAGGTTTGGTATCTTTGACTGGATCAAGCAGCAACAGGCCCACAACCCTGTTGCTGCTACATTCTTGGCCGGTGATATAACAGATGCCAAAGATAGGCATTCAGCCACTCTCGTCAATAAGATAGTTTCAGGGCTAACTAAGCTTAAGCCCCCAGTCTATATTTGCATGGGAAATCATGATTACCGTGACCCCGGCAATCCATTTTTCAAATTCCTAAATCACATTGATGGAATCAAGTTTGTAACAAAGCCTAAGTTGATAAGTCATGGAAGACACATGGCAGTGATCCCTCATTACAGGGGCCAGGATGATTTCAATGCGGCGATTGCTCTTGTTGGGCACATTGCCGACTCATTTCTCGTGCATCAAACTTTTGAGGGGGCAATAGCTGAATCTGGTGTGCGTTTAACGGGCCTGTCGGCCTCACCCATTGAGTTATTGAAGCCCCGGCTAGGGGTATACGCAGGGGACGTTCACAAGCCCCAGAAACAGGGCATTGTGACCTATGTTGGATGCCCCTATCAGATTAGATTTGGGGATTCTTTTGAGCCGCGTGTGCTTTTCATAAATGAAGAAGGTAAGAAGCGTAATCTCTACTTTCCTGCCCCAAGAAAGTGGTCACTAACTATAAGGGATTCGGCCAACATAATTAATAACAAGGATTTATGTGAAGGGGACCAAGTAAAATTAACCATAGAAATGGCACGTGAAGAAGCAATTGACTGGAAAAAAACTAGAGCAGAAGTTCTAGCCGTTTGTAGGGAAATGAAACTTGATGTTTATGGTGTAAAACTAGAAATAAGAACAACTAAACGACGCGAACGAATAAAAGTAACAAAGAATAATAAGGAGGACATATTTGATACATTCTGTAAAGAAGAGAATATTGCAACCTCTATTAAGGAAGTTGGAAGAAAAATCCTATTGTCCGAGTAAGGAGAATAAAATGGTTACAAAAACATTTTGTGATCACTGCGGAAATGTAGTTGGAAGTAATTTTAAGAAAATCGACATTCAGGCTTCCGTTGATATAACTGTGGGGCAATTCACACATGCTGTGCCAGCTGGCATCCCCTTTAGTGGGTCTGGCCACCACGTTATGAGTGCTGGGGCACTCCCCGGTTATACCCCCACACCTACATACACCTTGTGGTCTGTTGACCTTTGTCCCCATTGTGAGTCTGTGTGGCTTTCCAGAGTTAAAAAACTAACCACTCACGAAAAGCAAGATGTTAATTTTCCATAAAATCACTATGATCAATTTTAGGTCCTACAAAGGGGTTCATGAATTTGAATTCCCTACTGAAGCTGGTTTGTACTTTTTTGGTGGAATAAACCTTGTAGATAAAATAGGAGGCAACGCAGCTGGAAAATCAACATTTCTAGAAGCCATAATTTGGTGTATGTACGGCAAAACCAGCCGGGGCCTCAAGGGCAATGAAGTAATTTCTGATTGGGGAACCTCTCATACAACAGTAGAATTAGACTTAACGATTGGTGAACGGTTCATAATTAAAAGAACACAACATCCTAATGGCCTATTCTTTAATGAGAAGCCTATTGATCAGATTGAATTACAAAAGCATCTAAGACTAAATTTTGATGCTTACCTACATTCAATCCTTAATGCCCAGTTTGGGGAATCATTTTTTTCATTAACCCCAGCTGCCAAACTAACTTTATTCTCAGACATTAATAATCTTGACTTCTGGATTGAAAAAGCAGAGGAAGCGAATAAACAAGCTAAAAGTCTTCAAGACGCATTAGTAGTTTCTAAACAACAAGAAGTAAGCCTTAATGATCAGATAGGATTAATATCTGCTGATATAGACATGTTACTTGTAAATGAAACGGATTTTCTTAAAAAGAAAACAAAAGAAGTCACAAATTTAAAACAAGAAATTCAAGAGCAAGAAGAGTTTCTTAGGCAGTATGTAACAATGGCAAGCGTAAAGTACGGTGATTACCTTACGGCGCTTCGTGCATATAAAGACGCTGACTCCTTAAAAGAATCTTGCCTTAGTAGCCTGACTAATAGGCGAAAAGGTAAGGAAATGTACCAAATAGAGCTTGAAAACTTAAAAAAAGAATATCTTAAATTTGCTGAACTTGAGAAACAGGGGCGATGCGAGCATTGTACTCAACAAATCGCTAATGGCGTAATCAGCCGTGCTAAAAAATCAACTGAAGAAATGATAAAAGTAAAAAATGAGGTAATTGAAAAATTATCTACAACAATTCAGAGCAGCATAAAGACACTAATAGCTGCAAAAAATAAAGTAGAGTCAGCCTCTTTAGAACTTGATACATCTCTTAAACGCTTTGAAAACGCAAACGCAAAAACAAAAGAAATAAAAGAAAATATTAAATCTCTTAATTCAGATTTAAGTAAGTTAAAAGAAGAAATAAACCCATTCACTGCTTTGATAAAAGCAAAACATAAGAAGTTGAATGCATTAGATGATGAATTAGACAAAGTTCTATCTGATAAGAATACTTTTATGGCTAAAGAAATAGCTTTTAGCTTTTGGGGCAAAGCGTTCAAGCGCTTGCGTCTGTTTATTATAGAGCAGGCCTTCAATTCCCTTGAAATTGAAGTAAATAACAGCCTTGTCCAATTGGGTCTAACAGATTGGCAAGTTACCTTTGACATTGAAAGAGAAAACAAGTCTGGTGGAATAACTAAGGGCTTTGTTGTATTTATCAAAAGTCCAAATAATGAACAGCCAGTTAGATGGGAAAACTGGTCAGGAGGGGAGACGCAACGTTTGCAATTGGCTGGTGATATGGGGCTGTCCAACCTGATCATGACACAAGCAGGCCTTAGCAATACCATTGAATTCTATGATGAACCATCTACACATCTTTCACATGAGGGCATGCTTGATTTAGCTGCGCTACTCCATGAGCGTGCTTTTGCTGAGGGCAAGCAAATCTGGATTGTAGACCACACCACAATAACCAACTTTAGCAAATTCAAAGGGATAATAACAGCAACGAAAGATTCCAATGGATCAAGTATCAAATACGAGCCCAATTAACATCCCCCATTATGTTGAAAACTTCAAAGGAAAGAAAGTATGGACAGATGAGGGTATACTTGCGGTAATTAAGGGATTTGTAGCTGGAAAATCCATGCTAATTCTTGCAACTGAATTTCAGACTACAGTCGGTGCAATTGCTGGATTGCTTTCCAGGGCTAGAAAAAAGAAGTTGTTGCCCCCACCAATTGGCAGGGGGCCAACGGTAAAGGTTGTAAAAAGAAAGCCTAAAAAAGGTACTGACCCCCTAACATTAAAGTTTAAGAAGATTGTAACAGCTTCTACAATACCACAGAAAAAGGTGCGCTTGAAAATTGTAGATCCACAAACTGTGACTTTTGAAGACTTAAAATCACACCATTGCCGATTTCCTTTTGGGGACCCAAGGCACAGTGATTTTAGATTCTGTGGGAAACCACGTCTGAATGAAAACGTCTACTTCTGTTCTGATCATTGTAACGTGGTTTACACAGGGACTGGTAGAGTAAAAAGCCAAATTTAAATATCGCTAAAACAGTATTGTCAACGTTATTTGTCTGTTATAGACAACCTTAACCCGCTGGCAAGCAGACGGTGCTTTAGCCGTAGGTCTAGCTGTAGGAATTAACC